AGTGCAGAACCACGACTTCTGATGGCTATCCCAGAACGGTTGAATTGCTACAGCTGACCCGACCCCAACCAGTTCAGGTTGGGCGGTGTAGTCCGAAACGATGACCCGTGTACCGCAGGCCTGAGCCTCGATAACAGGGATACCAAAACCTTCACCCATTGAGCAAGCCAGCAGCACATCCGAAGCGGTGTACAGCGCAGCCAACGCTTGCTGAGGGAAACCAGTCCGATACGCATACGGGTCAACAATCTTGTATTGCTCAGGCTTCACACCGCAAGCCTGCAACAAGTGAACAAGATTGATACCACCCATCGCACCATCACGCTCCGTATGCAAATACAACAAAGCATCAGGACGGTCTTGAGCGAAAATAGCGAACGCCAGAATGTTCTCACCAAAAGATTTACGTGAAGGGTTCTGACCTTTGTTCGCAGCGTTCATCATCACAACAAACCTGTCCTCATCAACTTCCATGAGTTGTCTGCCGGTGAACTCACCACGACCATTACTCAACTTCTGTGTAGGAACAAACACATCCTCAAACGCATGAGGCGCATACAACGCATCAACACCCGCATTCTGCAACATGTCCAAACCAAACTTAGACATCGCAATCGGTTTCACATTCGGACGCTTACACCACGACACCACATCAGGCGGGCAAGGTGCATGGTCAATCGGAACCCACGAAGCGATATTCGGAACCTGATCCAACGATGGTGACTTCAACACCCACACATCAAACAACGTCATCAACATCGCAGGAATATCACGATTGCCATTAGCCCAATCCATCCAATGCGCAACAAGCACATCATCGGAATATGGTGACATCCCTCTTGGATAAAGCTTTATCCCATTCCAAACAGAGGCAACACCCTCAATGCCATACATCGCATGGATTGCTACTTCGTGATTTTTGGTGAGCCTTTGGACGACTTGTGCTGTTTGGGTTCCGTACCCTGTTGGGGCGAACGGGGCGTTCGAGTACCAGAGGATTCGTAACGATTCGGCAGAGGAAGGTCTGCTTGCTCTGGCAAGTTGGCTGCTCCCCACCGGAGCAATATCTCTGCTTCCAGGTCTGGTAGTTCTACCGGTGTGTTTTTGATTATGACGAGCATTCGGCACCGTCTTCTCCTTCGCAGGTCGCAGGGGGGAAATGAATGAGGGTAGGTCGCCCTGCGTGTTCGACCTACCCTCAAACTTACACCGATATTGCTATCGGTTGCACTACCTCAACTTATGGTTGGAGGAGGTGCTTGATGTGTGATGTCTGTGGCAAATCGCCGTCGACACGGAATGTCGCACGGAACGTGACGAGACCAGCATTGAATGCGAAGTCATCGGAACGATCCAAACGAAGACCGCCTACCGTGCGCACGAAGTACGAAGGTAGGTGACCGAAGATGACCGACTTGGTGCCAGTTGCTACGTCGACCATTGATGGGTTTTCGTAGATTGGCTTACCGAGCAGCATGTCACGTGCGTCTGCTGAGAGACTTGGGGCGAAAACGAAATTGCCCGCGGTGTCCTTCAACTTGCGAACTTGACCAATGGTTTTGCCGTTCATTTGAAATCCGCACCCAGGGAGCAATCTCGCAGCGCCGTCTAAAGAATAGACTAAATCTATAAGATTATCTGCGGTGAATGATGTTGCTGTTCCGGCCGTTCCGCCTACCGAACTCGCCGTGACGATTCCGTTTGCGGTGTCCGTACCAGAACCAACAGTCAATGCTGAACCAACTGCAAATCCGAGTGCGTTACCAACCTGGTCACCCAAGAATGACAACATGTCAACGCCAGAGTCTTCAAGCAGTTCGGTTGAAACCTGCGTGATGAAGCTGAACTTGAATGCTGACAAGGTGATGAACGAGTTGAATACAGGATCGGATTCTCCGATTGCTGAACCTTCGCCAGTTACCGTTCCAACCGAGTAGGTCGACAACGATGGGATTTGAAGGTTTTCGCCACCTGTGGTGTTCAACACAGTTGAAGTCTCAAGTACTGGTGCGGTCAAACGAGCACGCATGATTACTTGATCGTAGAACGATGTTGGAACTGGTGAACCTGTGCTTGACTTCAAGATGTCACGCTTCTCAAATGAATGGCTGCGCTTCTCACCTGTGAACAATGAACGAAGACTTGTGATGTCATCGTTTACTGGTGCACCGGCAACAGGACGAACCTGGTCGGCGATTTCACGGGTTGCTGAGTCCATACGCAATTCACGAGCTTCGTCTTCACGAAGCTTCGAGATGGTCTGTGCACGCTCATCCAATTCCTTCGAGATGCGCTCGTAGGTTTGGTTTTCTTCTGCTGAGAGGTCACGCTTCTCTGCGGTGGCCTTATCCAAGATTGACTTGGCTTCGTTCCATGCACGATTGCGAATCTCAACCTGACGGTCAATATATTCTTTCATGATGTTTTCCTTCTCCCCGTAGGGATGATGTTGAGTGTTTGGATACGCAGGGATTTAACTTAAACCTGGTACGGCTCCGTACACAGCAACATCGAAGGCGGCTCCGCTCATTCGACGCAGTAAGAAAAGAGTACTAGAAGTTCTTCAGTAATTCAAGATGCTTCGCCAACACACCCACGCTCGCAGGAGCGGACTCAGGTTGTGGCTCTAGTTTCGCAACAGTTTCACGCAACAACGCAGCATGGCTTGGGTCAAGTGTCTGACCTGCTTCCAACGTGGTTATTGCAACAGCGAGCTGATCGGCATCGATACCGGTGCGAGTAGCAAGCGCATCAAAGGAGCGAACCGATGCTGAGGTTGCTGCATACGCTGGGAACCCTGTCACGACCGAAACCTCATACAGTTTGATTTGACGCAACTCACGGGTCATGCCGTCATCACTCCAACGGTCACCACCTTGAGGAACCGTGAAACCGAACGACATTGAGTCAACATCTTTGCGTTGCATCAAAACCGACAGGTCACGACCAACGGTTGTGTCAGGCAAATCAGCCTCAACAAACAAACCTTTAGAATCCTCAACCAAACGCATCGTCTTAGCCCTAGTGGTAGCCAACAGCATTGATGAGTCATGGTTCATGTACATACGGATATTGTTCCGTGATTTCAACGACTTAGCGAACGCTCCAGGCATAATGCGCTCGATGAACGGTAGTGGCTCAGAATCAGAGTTAAATACTGCTGCATAACCACTAAAGGTCATGCCGTTACCCTCTGGGGCTGCACGAAGTTCAAAGTCATTGAATGTGATGCGACGTGTCTCAACCTGTTCAGCCATACCTGAAACATTACCAAACTCAGGTTCACTAGTGCGATTGAATGAGAACACTCGATCCGATGACTCATCATCGTCTTCCTGTTCATCTCTGATTTGTTCAACCTTGTCAGCAAACCAATTCATCGCAGGTTCAGGGTCAAGCGGATTGATACCCCATAGATAGAACGCAACAGCACCAGCACCAGGGAACTCTTTGTCATCAGCGTTCGAGTTCTTCGCAGCATCTAAATCAACCATGTGACGTGCAGCCCAAGCGTTCGCACGAATCACCTTGTCCTCAGTAATTTCACCTCTAGCCATGTCACGTGCCTCACGAACAGTTGAGGCAACGATGCCAGCACCAGCGAGCTTCTGACCGTAATAGGTCAAACCTTTACGAGCAGCCGATTTGATGTACTCAGGCAAACTCAAATCCACAACACGAACAGAGACATCCATCTCCTGTTCGTCCTCGTCCTCGTAGTCTTCTTCCTCTTCCTCATGCCCCATCTCAGCGTGAGGTTGCCAAGCGTTGCAGTAGTAGCCACCATCAACGAAGTCATCCCACTTATCGCACCACGCTTTAGTCCCCTCAGCGTTCTGGCGTGACTCGTCATAGAACACACAGTTCCCACATGCACGGCCTTCAGGCACATCCTCAGCTAACGCCGGACGATAGTTCTCTGGCAACGCACGTTCCCCACCTGGCTCCATCTCCTCAGCAATAGACACAGCGACCATCTGGTCAATCGCATCCTGCTTGGTTTGGTGACAGCCAATCACTTCGCCATCTTCTTTTTCTACAGCCCAACCAGCACAGTCAGGGTTCTTATCAGAAATAAAATATGGCATCAGACAGGCTCCGTCAACCAAGAAATCACATGACCAGCTTTACTTGAAACAGCGTAAAGCAAATCTGTTGGTGAAACCGTCAACTGCAACATCACACCTTTATCCAACTTCAAACCATTTGACGTGGTGACAGCAGAACCACCAAGATAAACAGCGTCCGTGTTGTCGTTGTTATGAATCATCAACCGATAAGGGTTCCCACCATTAGCACCAATCAACACGCCGTCAACGACAGTCGCAGCCGTTCCGATTGATGTTTGCCCGCTATAGAACGCCATGTCACCTCAAACTAAGAGAAGCAGTTCTGCTTCGTCTTCTAGTATTGACCATGTTACTTCAGCAACAGCACTAGACGACAAGGAACTAACTGATGATCCTACGCCGAACACTTGGAGAGGAACCCGCAAAGGTTCAACCACAACCTGCACAACCTCTTCAACCCGCTCAACCTTTGGACGACGATACCAAGGATTCCCTCCACCTGGATACTGAGGAGGCGGTGGACTTGGTGCCGGATCAACCGTTGCCTGCGCCGAAGAAGTCAACTCGCCAAGCAAAGCCGAAGCCGTAACCGAACCAGCAACACTCGCAACCGCAGTCGATGTCAAGCCACCCAAACTTGCTGAAGCCGAAACAAGATTTGATACCGATGCAACAGCCGAAGCAACACCTGCACCCAAAGCAGCGTCAGCTGTAACCGTATGCGCAACCGTTGCATCAGCAGACGCAACAACACCACCAAGCACCGCCTGAGCGGAAACCAGATTCGACACCGACACCGAAGCCGAAGCATCAACCCCACCCAACACCGCATCAGCCGAAACCACATGCGACACCAACGATGTCGCCCCAGCCGTCAACCCGCCAAGCGGAGCCGAAGCGGTAACAGTTGTAGTGAAGGTGAAGCCGTCTAACTTCGCAATCGAATCAAGCGTTGACGTGTCAAGTGTGAAAGCTGGAGATGCTCCATTCAAACCAACACCGAAATCATTCAGCGTTGAAGCATCAAGAATGAATCTGGTCTTTGGAGGACTGGTATCGGTACCGTCATAGGTGACCGTCGCCTGATCGTAACCGTAAAAACCGCTGTCATAATTGACAGGCATGGCTATTCCTCAGACTGCGAATCCACCTCATCAGGTGTATCAATAATTTCAACGATGTTGTCGTTCGGCTTTGATGGGTCATAACCGCCAATACCGAAAACAACTTCCCGACTCATGCAACCCTCAATGCGACCAAAATCCTAGTATTTCCAGTGGCAGTCGGAGAAGCCGTTGCGAATGCACCTGTGACACCAGTCTGTGAATAATTAGGTTGAAAGGCGAATGTTGCAGTCAATGGCATTTGACCAAAAGGAAGTGCATCTCCGACTTGATTGAATGAATGTGTGCCAGTACTTGAATTGACTACATGAGCCAGCCAATACCATCCTGGATTCAAGGTTTGATTTATTGTTATTGAATAAATAGTGCTTGTTGCAGTGGCAGCAACTGTTCCAGCATCCAGCAAGACGGTCGTTGGTTTTTTGTTGGAATTGTTATAGATGCCGAGTCGTACCGTTGAAGTTCCAGTAACCGTTGTACCTGTTCTGCAAGCAATTCTGTCAAATGTGGTTGTCCGTTCAACAAGAAATGGCAAATAACTGACAGTCCCAGTAGTGGTTGTTGTTGACAGACTTGTGTTCGTATTTGATGAGGTTGTGTAATAAGTTCCTGACTCTAAACCAGACGAACCGCTTGCATTCGCTTGAGTTACCAAAAAATCAAGGCTAGTTGAAACTGCTGAACTGTTCACACCAACTTTGGCTTCTAACGCTTCAATAGCATCATTAGCGTCAGCATGCTGACCTGAATGTGATGGGTTGTTCAAACCATCTGTGCTGGTTGGATTTGACAGTGCATCCAGCGACGTTGGGAAGTTTGTCGCCATAACTTTACGAGGCGAGCGTCAACGTAGCGGTGAGATTCCCTGACGAAATCGTGTACGTGTCGCCAGCTGTATATGCGTTGCCAGTAATCGTGCCAGAGAACAAAAAGTTCCCAGCAGACAAGTTATCCCAAGCGGTGAAATGTGTTGCATCTTCAGACCCAGCAATGTTCGTCCAAGACACATCAGCATCCGAAGCCAACGCACCAGCCGAAGCCACCCCAAACGACACAGCCTTGCGCGTTGTCTCAGTAGCAGGGTTCGCAGTCCCATTAGCACCAGGATCACCGACATGAAGTTTCACATACGGGGTAGTCACCGAAAACGCGGTTGCGTTACCCAACGCATCCAACCAAGAGTTCGCAAGATAAGAAGAAATACCCGTTGCCATTATTCTTCAACCCTTTCAGTTATCGTCAAGATACGACCATCAGCGTCA